CAGAATTCTGCTGAGTTTTCAAGGAAACTTCTTTAGCAGTAGGACGACCTTTCGATGTAGGCATACCCATCAAAAACTCTGTCATTCCAGTTATATTCTGAACTTCATTAACCAAAAGCTGCCTAACAGGAAGAAGATTAGGGTCAAAGGAAGCTAACTGAAATGTAGATACAGCGGGCTTCTCTCCTATAGACTTAACCACTGTAAACGGAGATATAGTTATAGTATTCTCACCTTCAGCTAATGCCTGAGTGTTTAAGTTAAATCCAGAAGCAGTTGACAAAACACCCCTATCTACTATACCCCTCAAAAACCTCGAGTCCTCTTTGAAATAATCCCATACCAAATCAGCAAACGATACCTGCACATCATCACTGTAAAAACTCTCAAAGATAATAGGAACTCCACTATCTAAATCAGATACAAGAGAATAAGAGACCAAATAAATATCATTCACTATCGTAAACTTATACAAAGAAGATACAAAATCTGGACTCACAAACCTACAATAAACATCCGACACCTTCACAGAAGATGAATAAGAAGGGTCTGTTGATACTACATTATAGAATACTTTGTCAACTTCTTTAGTTTTATAGTAAGGTTTCAAATCCTCTACGGGATAATCCCAAACTAAATTATGCTTATACGCCACCTCATATGGTATATAGTTTATAACTTCTATTATCGTCTTATCTTCATTAAAATTACAAAGCAAAGGATGTATAGGTTTTACCGATACATCTTGTGTAACCTCCCCTAATTCATTAACAACATAATCACACTTTATCTCAAGAGATAGGTAAGAAGATAATACACTGTAAAATAAACTCTTCTCTATAGCTTCATAAAAATTAGTTTTACTCGCTGCTATATCAAAAATCTTCTTATACAAGGAAGGAAGAATAGGGTCTTCTGAACTAAAATTGATAAAATTCTCTTGAGCTGATTTCAAAAGACTACGTAAATACAAAGATATGAAAATAACTTTCTGGAAAAACAAAGAGGACTTGATATTAGTTCTCCAGTTTCCAGATTCTAAATCAGGTTCGGTTATTATTGAATTGCCATTTAACTCACGGAGATAATCAATAACCTTCATCTGGCGTAAAGTGCAAGCAGATACTGCCCTATTTTTAGCACCTAACACAAAGGACTTTACTTCATTATAACCAAGAAGTTTACTGCCTGACGTAGATAATAAAATTAAATCTTTATCATCACCAGCTAAAATACTATCTTCAGCTTTATTTTCTTCTTGCTTCTCAAAACCTTCAGTAGTATTAAACTGCGATGTATTATTGTCTATGTTTTGAACTATACTAACATTATCTAAACTGGACTTCAACGTATTATCCATTATTAAACCCTCGTCAAAGAATTTGATTAACCTATATTTGATTATAGGTTACTTGATTTATAACATAATAAAAAACATTTGTCAATACATGTATTATACAATTAAAAATAGATTTGTCAAGAAATAATATACAAATAAAAAATGTATTTGTCAAGGAAATAAGAAGTAAAAATAAAGATGGTTTAATTAAAGAAAGCCTCGCATTATATAGCTAATTTTGCGCAGACACGGATAGTTAGACGGAAGAGGCCTGTGGGCGTTTTGCGTTGTGGGAAATTTTCATTGGCCCTCCTTACCTCCGCACAACGCCGATTGTCTCCGATTATCATCACTTGCCGCTTGGCATGCAAAGATAACATCAAAGATAACTTGCCTTGGCATGGCATGGAATGGCATCGGCATGGCATGGAATGGGCCCGCCTTGGCATGGCATGGAATGGGCCCGCCTTGGCATGGCATGGAATGGGCCCGCCTTGGCATGGTATGGAATGGCATCGGCATGGCATGGAATGGCATCGGCATGGCATGGAATGGCATCGGCATGGCATGGAATGGCATCGGCATGGCATGGAATGGGCCCGCCTTGGCATGGCATGGAATGGGCCCGCCTTGGCATGGTATGGAATGGCATCGGCATGGCATGGAATGGCATCGGCATGGCATGGAATGGAATAGCTTGGCTTAGCAATCTAAAGTTGAAAGAATTGCTAAAATAACTTGGAATTTTACATAATGGAAGTTATACGACATAAATCGAAAACATTCTTCACATTAAATAATTTATTTTATAGTGCAAATTTTGCACATTTCCATATATTAAAAAAGTTAATTAAATTTGTTAACTTAAAAATGTTTATGAAAAAGTGCAATTTTTGCACATATAGGAAAAACCTATAGTAACTATAAAATTATGAATTTACAAGTTACTTGTAAATTTTCATTTCAAAACGTAATAAAATCAGTATGTTATAAACAGCCCTTATAACGTATTGATTTAATTAAGAAAATTTTCAACTATAAAATTTATTACTATAAATAAAATTTTTTAATAGTGAAGTGTTAAAAAGTTAGTCGATTTTTCGCTATTAAAAATTTTTATACAGGCTCCAAATCGGCCTCGGAATCAAAGAAAAGAGCCCCTCAAAAAGATTGAATAAAATCAGGGTTTTATTACGTCAAGAAAATGAACAAAAAGTGGATAGAATATATAAAAATAAAAAATACATTTTATTTCTATTTCTACTACTACTACTACTACTACTACTACTACTACTACTACTACTACTACTACTACTACTACTACTACTACCTTTTTCCAGCACTCCAAAACATTATATAACCCATTTTATGGTGATTTTTTCGCTTTTTTTATGGTGTAAATATCTGATATTATTAAATAAAACGTAAAATCACTTGTTAAATTTTTGTTTTTATAATTTACAAAAAAAACATTGTAACAGTTTGATTTTATTACGAAAAATAGCATTTTTTGTTGATTTTTTATATTTCTTATCCTTGGCCGGGCTCTGCTCTGCGAAGCTCTGCTCTGCTCTGCGAAGCTCTGCCATGCTATCCTTGGCCGGGCTCTGCTCTGCGAAGCTCTGCTCTGCTCTGCGAAGCTCTGCCATGCTATCCTTGGCCGGGCCCAGCTCTGCGAAGCTCTGCTCTGCGAAGCTCTGCCATGCTATCCTTGGCCGGGCCCAGCTCTGCGAAGCTCTGCCATGCTATCCTTGGCCGGGCCCAGCTCTGCGAAGCTCTGCCATGCTATCCTTGGCCGGGCCCAGCTCTGCGAAGCTCTGCGAAGCCCTGCGAATCCATGCTATCCTTGTCCAAGCCGTTGTCTTTCCCTCTTTCCTTGACTATCTAAAGTAACACGATTTTTATAAAATTATTATTCAAATAAACCCAAAAAAGCTATTGACAATGTAAGTTGGATATGTTATTGTATAGCCAACGATGTAGGTTAAATTAACTCTAAATAGGAGGATTAAGACAATGGTATCAAAAGTTATGGCAGTAAGGGATATCCTGCAATTTTTACAGGATTCGGGTTGCGAGTTTAAGTTGGGTAGTATTGAGAAAAAAGGGAAAACCGTGACCGCAACCGTAGAGGTCACAGAGGACGAGGCGGGGTTTTTCCTCGTTTATTTGTGCAGTCAGGATTACAAGGGGGTTGATTATACATGTTCACCGCTTCCTGATGGTTGTCAAGTTGAGGTCTCATTCCCGATTTCATTTTTTGAGTTCTGACCCTTTTAAGGGGCGTGGCTTAATTGCCATTGCCCCTTAAAAGGTTTTTTTGTTTTATTAAATTAAATTTTATTATGAAAGGAAAAAGTTATGATTACTTATGAAAATTGTCTTATTTATGGGATAACTGAATCTAACCTCCCTGCCAAGGGATTTCTCCAGTTGACTGGAAATACCGGCCGGCGTAACATTTATCACTTTTCGCCGGCGCCTGAAGGGCGTTGGCTCTACTTGTGGAGTGGCGAGGTGCAAATTATTTCTGGAGGTGAGATTATAGACGATGTTTTTTATTACCACGGACATGAGAAAATGATAGATACCATTTTTGTTTTAGATGATGGGGGTGTTTTTGACCCTATGATTGATGGAAAAATATGTTATCAGATAGATAAAAATGGCAAGTTGAAAAAATTTCAAAGGGAGGTTAATCCATGAAAGACATCTATTTCTTCGAAAATCAATACCATGCTAAAATCCGCAAGCCAAATCCCTCTTGGCAACCCTGCCAAGTAGAGGCTTGGCAAGCTGGGTATCAATTCGGGTTAACTGGTAAAAAATTGCCTTTTAACCAGCAATTGATACGCTATTGGAATTATGGATTTGAAACGGCGATGAATGAGCGTCGCCGTCAAGAAGAAATGTTATGCATGTAAACCCTTAACCGGCCTTAAATTTTACATCAAGGCCGGTTAAGGGTTTTTTATTTTATAAAATAAAATTTTATTTTTACCATCTAAAATTTTATTTTATAAAACAAAAAATAACTTTTCTTTGAAAATGTATTGATTTTTATTTTTTGCGTTAAAATTTTAACGGACAAATTAAAATTTTAACGGTCAATTTGTTTAATTTTAACGGACGGCTATTTTTACCGTTCCCTTGGATTAAAGGACCATTTTAACACGATTATTTTAGAATTATTATTTCAGATAAAACAAAAAAGCTCTTGACAATCATATTAGGATATGGTAATCTAAAAATCAAAGAAAAGCTGTAAAGCTTAAATCTAAAAAGAAAGGGGATTAAGAAAATGAAAGCTTTATCAAAAAATGAGTTCATTACAAACATGAGGGCAGCTCCAGTTAACTTATTTTCAGATGAGGGCTTGGAAATTATTTTTGATTATTTAACGAGTTTTGACGCAAATAATCTTAAAGAAATTGAATTTGATTCTGAAGAAATTAGGGAATTTTTTGCGGAAAATTATTTTGAAGAAATTTTAGAGTTTTTTGATATTGACTGGCATGGATTGAATGAGAAAGATAAAAAATCTTTAGCTATTAATTATTTGAAAAAAGAAACAAAAGTTTTAGGTGCCACTAATATAGGCACTATTGTTTTTCAAATTTTTTAATTAAAAAAAGGAGATTTAAAAAATGAAATATACATTATCTAAAAATGATTTTATAGATGGCATGCAAAGTGAGCCTAACAATCCGTTTTCGTATAATGGATTGGAAATTTTATGGGATTATTTGAATGAATATGAACAAGACGCCTCCGAAGAAATTGAGTTTGACCCTATATCTTTTAGGTGTGATTTTTGTGAGCAAACCCTGGAGGATGTTATTGCAGATAATGAAATTATTTTAGAAGAAGATATGACAGAAGAAGAAAAATATGAACTTGTTTTAAATTTTTTAAGAGATAAAACGACTGTCTTGGATGTTACAAATAAAGGGACAATTGTCTACATGAATTTTTAAGAAAAAGAAAGGGGATTATATGTTAACTTATTTAACATTTCATAAGTTTGCTAATGACTTGCGTTCGATATTTTCACCTAATGCTGCTTTAATTTTATTTGACTATTTAGAGCAACAAGAAATGATTCAAAGGGAGCCGATATTTTACGACCCATGGGTCATAATAAATACGTATAAAGAAATTCCCTTGGATAAAGTCACGAATGAAAAAGTTATCGGCATAACAGCTAAAGGAACGGCCGTTGTGACAGGAAGGGATTAACTGTTGATTGAATTTCTAATCTAATCAACCCTTGCCATATCCTAACCCTATGGCAAGGGTTTTATCAAAAACAAAAAGCTAAAGAGAGGATTAAGAAAATGACTATTGAAAAAGGCAATCAAGGTCAATGGATAGTAACAGACATTATTAACGGGTATTTGGTTTCGAAACAGTTTTTTGGTTATAATAAAAAAGAGGCCATTAAACTATTTAAGAAAGAATTTTATAGTCAACGTTAAGAAAGTGAGGATTAAAACAATGAAAATTTTTGATTTAGAGGACGTTAAGATGTTAGCATTTGATGCGGCGGATGATTATTTCAAAGATTATTTGTTGGTTGATAAAAACGGCAAGTTATTCTTTTTTAATTGGGCTCGTAATCCGTTAGAAAGTGAGTTTCGTTTTGTTGATAAATGGGCGGCAAAACGATTTTTTGACCATGCGCCGAACAAATGTGTATCTGAAGAAGAAATTTTATTTTATTTGAAATAAATTTATAAAACATTGAAAGGAGAATAAATTTATGGAAATTAGATTAAGTTATTTGACACCAATTTTATTAACAAAGAAAATTAAGACTTGTCTTAAAAATGCAGGTTTTGAATTTAAAGAGAAAAGCAGTTATGGTGAAATATGGTCTGGGTCACAAGAACATGTTTTGTTTGATGTAAAAGAATTGAATGATATTTTTAGGGTTATGTTGTATGTTGAATTGATACGGTAATGGAAAAAGAATTTATAATTAAACATTTACAGTTGTTTGGTATACCGTGTTATGACATCACATATCATAACACGGTGCTGCAGATTATTTGTGGTGCTGAATTTTTAGATGCTTGGTGCAAGGTTTTGAAAACAGCATTGCCAAGGCATGAGTTAACAGCCCATGAAATATCTTGGCCTTATTTGGATAAGGATGGAATAATTAAATATGACATTTGCTATTCTATCCTTGTTCAGTAATAGAAATGCCATTTTAACGGTCTTAAATGCCATCAGGAAAAGACTTTAGCATTATCTTGGTAGGATAGTATTCTTTTTTATCAAGTCTCGTCTTGGTGGCATTTAAGGGCATTAAAATTAATTTTAGGTTTAATGGTGATTTTATATGATAAAATTCAAAGGTATAAAAAATCCCTTGACAATGGTTAGATTTTAGGTTTTAATAAAAATCAAAGGAGATGTGTATGAGTTTTAGCCGCCCATCTTGGGATGATTATTTTTTGTCTTTAGCTAACATGGTGGCCAGTCGGTCAACCTGCATGAGAAGACAGGTTGGGGCAGTTTTGGTTAAGGATAAGAGGATTTTAGCCACGGGCTATAATGGTACGCCTTCAGGTCTACGGCATTGTTCGGAAATAGGCTGTATGCGTGAACAGATGAATATACCGTCGGGAGAACGGCATGAATTGTGTCGTGGTCTGCATGCGGAGCAGAACGCCTTGATACAGGCAGCCAAAATTGGTTTTTCTGTTGATGGTGCAACGTTATATTGCACAACGTTTCCTTGTGTAATCTGTGCAAAAATGTTAATCAATGCAGGGATTATTAGGATAGTGTATATTGAAGGTTATTCAGATAAGCTTACTCAAGATTTACTGGATGAAGCAGAGTTACATGCCAAGGTGGTGGAATAGGTAGACACAAGAGACTTAAAATCTCTTGGTTTTTGTTGACCATAAGGGTTCGAGTCCCTTCCTTGGCAATATAATGATACATAAGTATCGGTAGTTATGAAGCATACTTAATAAAATTCATCAATGAAAGGAGATGAAATCATGGAAGTAATGTTTATGTTCGGGTTGTGTTTGTTAGGGTTTATGGTGGTAATTTTAGCTTGTGAGTTTGTTATTAAATTTATTAAATTTATTGTGAGGTGAAATTATGATAGAAATTACTTGTCAAGTAAAAGAATTGGTGAAAAAATTGAATGTCTTATCTAAAGTTCCGATGGGGGCAATGAAGTCTTTGGCGCCTATTTCGGTTAGGGTTGACGAGCATAATAATTTGTGTGAGTTATGTTTATGTTTTGACTCTAATTATAAAAATTATTCAACCTATATTGATTATTATGCTTATCTTGGTAATGTTACTTGTGAAGGTAGTGGTGTGTTTGTTATTCCTTCTTTCATGGAGTTACTTAACATACTTAAAACTATTGGCAATAATGATTATATAGCAATTCGATTTGAGAATAATAAAGTAATTATTGTATATGGGGATGATGTAATTTTTAAGGGTTTTTCAGAAGTTCCAGATGATAGTTATATTCAGCTATTAAACACTCTTGAATTTGAAAAAGGGTTTACGTTACCTTCAGTATTACTTGATTATACAAGTGATTTACTGAAGGTTATTCCGCCAAAAAAGGATTCTAAAGATGCACGTTTTAACAGTATTGTTTTTGATAAAAATCCTGTTCAATCCAATAGTTTAGTTGTGATGCGAACAGATGCTATTAGATTGATGTATTATTCTATTTCCTTGGATACTGAATGGCCATTTGGTTGTCTTGTTATTCCAGAAGATGTCATGGCTTGGTTTTCTAAATTGAAAAAGAAAAAGGATAAGAGCGTGTTGGTTAAGATTCATGAGCATGCTCTTTCTTTGGAATGTGGTGAGTATCGTGTTGTGTGTTTAGTTGATAAAAAGTTTCTTCCTGTTGCTGATTTTATAAAATCAGATGTTGAGTTAGTTTTCATTACTTCAACGGAGCCTTTTTTGAAGGCTGTTGAGTATGCAACGATTGGCGATAAGGATGCTGCCGTTACTATAAAAGCTAAAAATCAAGAATTGGTTGTCTATAATTGGAATGATGAGTCAAGGAAAAGAAGAGTAAATTGTGTGTTAGAGAAAGATTTTGAATGGAGTGTAAAAAATAAATTTTTAACTTCTATTTTACAGAAGTGCGGTGATAAAGTATTTGTAAATAAATTATTTTTCAGTAAAGATTTGTATGTAATTACTTCATCAGATAAGGATTTTTATTATATCGTTAGTAGTTGTAAGAAATAAGAAAGGAGCTAATATGATAGAGTTTACTTGCCAAGCAAAAGATTTAGTAGAAAAATTGGAAACATTGTCAAAGGCCAAGTTATGTGTATCGAAGCAGTATTATGATGTGAATTGCCGTGTTACAAACTCACAATGTGAGCTATGTGTAAACATGAAAGCTCACAATAATAATCATTATAAGTATCGTGATTATTATGCTTATCTGGATATTGAAAACTGTATTGGTCAAGGTATGTTTGGTATTCCGCACGCCTTTGATTTATTGCCCGCTTTTAAGACACTTGATAAGACTGATGTTGTTACCTTTAAGTATGATAAAGATACTCTTAAGATTATGTGCAATGATGATATACTTTATGATGATTGGTCATCCGAGCCAGATGATAGTTATATAAAGATATTAAATACATTTGAGTTTGATGATGTTGTTTATTTATCATCAAATTTTTTTGATGTTATCAAAAATTTATTGAAAGTTATTCCACCTGCAAAAGGGTTGAAAGACACGCATTTTAATAGTGTATTCTTGAATAGTCATCCTTTACAATCCAATAGTTTATTGATTTTGCGCACTGATAATATGCGTTTAATGTATTATGATTTTTCTATGGAGACTGCATGGCCGTTTGGTTGTGTAGTTGTGCCAAGGGCTGCGATAGCTTGGCTTACCAAGTTAAAAAAGAAAATAAGTGAAACTATTATCGTTAAACAACACGGTTATTATATTTCATTTGAATATGGTGATTATCGAATGATATGTGGTATAACCAAAGAATTTCCACCTGCGGTTCATGATTTTATTAAATTGGGCGTTGATTATTTTTCTGGGTTTGCTACAAAAGCTTTATTGCAAGATATTCAGTATGCAACGATGGGTAATGGTGATAGACCAGTAATCATTAAAGCTAAACAGCAACAAGCTGAAATCGTAAGTGATGATAACTTACGCAAGAGAAGAATGAATTGCGCAATTAACTCTGATAAAGAATTAGATTTAACTGTATATGCGTCTCAATTAACTTCCTTGTTGGATGTATGTGGTAGTCAAGTATATATTTATCAATTATCGGGTCTTACTAATATATATAGAATTACTTCCCCAGATAAGAATTTTAATTATATTATTAGAGGTTTTGATACACAAAAATAAAAGGATGATAGAATTATGGTAAGGGTATTTGTGTTAATGCCGAACAAGCTAACTGATGTGCAGCTTATGGATGTTCGGGAATATCTCAATGAGGATGATGAAATAATCTATGCGCCAGATGAGATAGTAAAGCGATGGATTTCAATTCCACCAGATATTTGCAGTTGGGATTTATTAGATTACATTAACCCAATTTTTGAGTGGTTTGAGCGTGTATCACCCAAGTCCTACGATTTACTGATTATAGACGGTGATAGTGTAGCTATGAATTATACTGTTAATTGGATGTATAAAAAGAAAAAGACTACATGTATTACTCCAGTACTTCGTTGTGTCACAATTGCAGAGAGACAACCTGATGGGTATATTATCAAAAAAGAGATTCCCAAACACGTGAGGTTTCGTAAGTTTTTTCCAGTCTAAAATCTAAAACCTAAGGAGGTTTTTATCATGAGCATTAAAAGTCAAATCATTTCAGAAGAGTCAAATGGGTTGAAGGCCGGTAGGTCTTTGGGGTTGCCGATGATTAAAATAAATCATCAGCATGGCAAGTTTACTTTGGTTGATAAAGCCACGGGAGATACAGATTTGGGCAACACGATAAAATTTACTGTCTTGGCTATTCGAGGGCAGTATCTTTATTTTGACATCGATACTGAAACCTTGAAGTATTTATCTCCCATAGATGTGCCTAAAAATCTTAAAAATGCTTCCTGTTTGATAACACGGAAGCCATTATCAGAGATAGCAGACAGTCTTGAAAAACAGGGCGCCAAGATGACTTATATTCAAGTTGTCTTTGGTTATCTTGAAACGGCAGATAGGTATGTTCTGTCTTGGTTTCCCATGAAGGGTTCGGCTATTAAAGCTTGGATTGAGTATTTCGGTAAAAATCCACCATTACTCAATGAAGTTACAATAGGGTTAAAGAAGAATAAGAAAGGTTCTATTGTGTATTATACACCTGTAATTATGAATGTAAGTGAAGAGATAAAAATAGAAGATGAAGTATTAAAAACTAATTATGAGAATATTAAAGAAATGCTTACACGTTATAACAAAGGTGATGAATTACCACCACATACTGAAGAAGACGATGAATTGCCATTTTAACTGAAAGGATAAGTTATGTCTCTTTGGAAGCATCAACAAGATGGAGTAAATTTATTCCAATCATTAGGAAAGATGTATGCTTATTGGGATACAGGCACAGGCAAGACAAGGTTTGCTTGTGCCTGTGTGGACACACTGCATAGCAATAATATACTTGTGGTGTGTCCTAAAAATGTATTTATCTCTTGGCAAGATGAGATAAATACATACGGTCTTAACCCTAATATCTTTACTATCATGTCATATGAGACCTTTCGCAATCGTATGACTGATAGTAAATTTCAAACATTCGATTTTATAATTTTTGATGAAGCCCATAGATTAAAATCCAATAAAGCCAAGGTTTCAAAGGTAGCCTTGCAATTACGGCAGAAGTTTCCAGATATTCCTTGTTTAATGTTGTCAGGGACGCCTGCTGATAAGTGGCATGAGCTTTTGTTCCCATTCAAAATTTTATGCCCTAATCAGCGACCTTTCATGTCTGGTTATTCTGTTCTTATAAATCGATATTTTTTCCTTGATAATTTCTTTAATCCTAAAAGATTAAGGACAAGCCAAGAAAATTATATCGCATTATTTAAACCTTATCTCAGTATTGTAAAGCGAGAAGATGTGATAGAGTTGCCTGAGTTATCAAATGTTATAGTTAAAACAGAGATTATCAGGAAACCGAACGAGATTGTATTAGACAAGAATGTCAATGTTTTGACTCAGTTTATAGCCAAGTATCAGATTGCGCAAGGTGTATGGGAAAATAGTGTGTTTAATCATACAAAGATAGCTTGGTTGGTTGAGTTTCTTAAGGATAATCCGGATACGGTTGTGTTTAGTAATTTTGTTGCACCTGTCCATGAATTATCCAAGCATGTTGATGGTTATTTCATAACAGGTGATGACAAAAAACAATTAGAAACCTGTGTAAATAAGCAAGATAAACCTTTGATTGCTACATACTGTATCAAGGAAGGTCTTAATTTACAGAGGTATAAGAATGTGGTATTTCTATCTTTGCCTTTGGCGTATCGGGATTATGTTCAATCTTTGAGTCGGGTTTACAGGGCTGGACAGAAGAATAAGGTTGTGGTATATCATATTCTTGGCAATGCTATAGATAACAAAGTTTATCAAATTTTACAAAGCAAAAAAGATGTTACAGATGTTTTAAGAGAAAGTCATTTTACTTTAGAGGAGTTTTAATATGGAAAATGAAAATGAGTTTATTATAGAAAATTTACCTCCACATTTATCTGCTTCCACTATTTCTTTGTTTTTAAGGTGTCCATATGCTTTGAAATTGAAGCAAGATGCAGTTTATCAGAAGCCACCTTTATCAAGTAGTCTTATAGGAGGATTGATTTTCCATGGTGCGATAGAGCATCTTTTGCTTACAGAGAGTGTTAATTTTGTAAAAGCTATTGAGAAAGCCAAGTATCTCTTTGAGGAAAGAAATCCTAATGATAAGGTGACAGATAAGATTATTGAGACTGTGGAGAGTATGGTTGATTCTTATTGTGAGATTTTATATGATATTATGGACGAGAATATAGAAGGAGTTGAGTATTATTTAGAGGATTACTTTGATAACCAGAAAGTGGTTGGTTATGTTGATATACTTACTGATAAACGTATTATAGATTTGAAAACTACTTCAGCTATTAAGCAAGATGTGCCTGATTTTAGTCATTTATTTCAAGTAAGTTTATATAATGTTATGTATCGTAATCAAGTGAGTGATTTAATTATCAGTAAAGAATTGCATTATGTTACAAAGACTGAAGTTAAGATATGTAAATGTAAGCCTTTAGATAAAGATTATGTTAAACAAGTTGTTAAGTATGTTTCAGATGGTATGAGAGGAGTTGTAGCTCCGTTAGGAAAGTTTCATTCTTGGGCATGTAAGTATTGCACTTATTCAGATGCTTGTAAATACTATAAAATGGACAAGTCTGTTAGCTTTGTATATAGGGGTTAAATATGAAACAAGAATTATGTAAAGTCAGAGATGTTTGTCAAGATTTAGGTTGGATAGATGATAAAGGTAAAATCAACGACAATGTTATCGTTACTATTCACGACAACGACAAGTATAAATACTATTCATTGAATAGTATGGTAGGTTCATTTAGCATTGAAGATACTTTCAAGACTTTAAATAATACACATCGGATATGTTTGGCTTTACATACATTAGATGGTGCACCATCTCATGATACTTTCTTTAGAACAAAGTGTGTAGGTTATGCTGATTTGGATAGTCGTTTATCTCTTGAAGAAATAGAGTCTTTATTCAATGAGAATGAATTTATTAAGCCAACGTATCTTCACAAGACATATAAAGGTTGGCATTTTCTTTGGGTTTGTGAAGACTGGATTGATGATAAAGCTATATTGACAGCATTTTCTTCTTTGGTTAAGAAGCATATTAAGCAAGCTGATGCTGTTAACAGTATTGTAGCTAAGACAAGGACATTTACTGAGGAATTATTTACGGTTAAATTTGGTAAACTTTTGTCTATCAATAAAGTAAATTCTCTTGTTAAAAACGAGTTGAAGTTGATTTCTGTTGATAGCAAGGAGTATTCTTTAAGTGAGTTTTCAGTTGAACATGTTAACTTTGCATTGCAACATTGTGAAGTATTGAAGCAATTAGACAGTGACTGGAGTAATCACAGGTATGAAGAATGGGATATAATGTCTCATGTATATGCAGTTAAATCAGTCTTTGATAAAACAGCAGAGGATGATTTTATACATAAGTCTTTAACCTGGAAAGGTGAGACTAATGAGAAACTAATTAAACAGCAGTTTCTACATCAATCCTCGTGGATTACTAAAGATGCGAAGATATTGCATTTGTATGGCTGCCCTAAGTTTGCCAAGACTGTTGGTGCTTTTGTAAATGGTGTTTGTAAATATAAGAAACAGTGTGAATTAGCTTTATACAATACACCATTCAAACTCAAAGATGTTTTGGAACAGGATTGGTTTCCTTTCTTCTTTACTAAAGAAGGATTATTTTTGCAGGTGCGAGATAAAGAAGGTGAATTTAGTAATCAATTAGTCTGTGATATAGTTTCGATTGATGGTGTTTATGATGATATAGGTGGTTCTGATTTAATCTTTTTTAAGGTTCTTGTTAATCGAAAAAATGAATTAAAGCCCGAATGGTTGAGTATTAAAATTGGTAATGGTAAAGATAAAGGATTGACTATTCTTCCGATTTCTTTGAAGAAGATTATAGTTGAGCCTAATATGGAATTTCATCTAAATACTTTCTTGACTTTGTTTTATAATAAAGCAAGGAAAGAAGGTCAATTTAGAATGATATATCCAATAGGTTATCGTAATTACAGTGGCACTGTTTTTAATCCTATTATTACAGATGACTTTTTAGATTTCACTATTCTTAATGTTTATCATTCAGACAAAAATAGTGGGATAAGTGAATTTGATTTGAAATCGAAGTTGAGTTCATATCCTGTTCCAATGAAGTATGGTGATTATGATAATTGGCTTAAAGCCTATCGTAATTTGCCTAATGATTGGGTAACATGGTTATTGATTGGTTATTTTATGACTCTTGTTACCAGAGGGTTTATTCAAGAGATGGATATAAACCCTGTGGTGTGTATGTCAGGAGACAGTAAAGTAGGTAAAACATTACGTGCCAAGGTGGCTTCGGCTTTGTTTGGTTCTTTGAAAGTATTTAGCTATAACAACATTACTTATCCTAAATACACAGAGATTAGAAGTAAGTTGTCTATTCCTTTTGTTATAGATGAGGTTGATTTTAATAACAAGGATTTGTTGTCTGAAGATGCGATATTTAATGCGGCTATAAATCCTGGGATTAGAACAAACAAGTTTGGAACTGTAACAGGGATAGGAACGCCAACGGTATTTATAGGTGAGGTAGATGTTGTATCATTTACTGAATCTGATAGGGCAGGGCATTTTAGAAGAATGGTTCCAATAAATATGTCTCAAGATGATGAAGAATTAGTTTCATATATTAAACCTATCTTGGCAAGTTTGGATATTCTCAAGGAAAACTTTGGTTTCATGTGTAATCTTTGGCCGACTATT